TTAGCTAGTACACAAAGTAATATGGCAAATGTTAGAAATGCTATGGCATCAGTACAAGCTAGTTATACTGATACTATCAATAATGGTTCTTGGTGGGTAAGTGAATCAATAGTATATGATTTGGATTTACTTCAAGATTTTAATGAACAATTAGAAAGAGTTGAAAATAATTTATCTTTAGTATCAAAACAAGCAGAAAATGCTTTTGGTAGTGCAAAAGCCAATTTACTTCAAAAAGAAATAAGTTTAATGCAACAAAAACAACAAATGTTAACACATGAACAAAAAGAACTAAAAGATATGCAAGGTAATCTTAAAATCTTATTAAAAAGTTACGGTTTTTCAATAGATAGTAATGGAGCAGTAACTAATTCAGTAGCAAAATTAAGACAATTAGAAATGGCAGTAGAAAGTGCTAAGAAAAAACAAGATGCATATACAGGAGACAATAAAACTACTCAAAAGAATTTACAAACTGCTTATGATAATGCAAATGATAAACTTCAAAGAGCAAAAGATACATTAAGTCAATTTTATGATGTATCTAGTCAAATTGGAGAAACAGCAAACGAATGGGAAGAATTAAAACAATCTATTGAAGAAGCTAAAAATGAAATAACTAAAGCTAAAATAGAACAAGATATGTTTGCTAAAGAATTAAAAACTCAAAAATTAGAAAATCAATATGATACATTAGCAGATAAATTAGAATTATTACAAGGTAAATTAGATATAACAACTAACGAAGAAGAAAGAATTAAGTTATTAAAAGAACAAGATGATTTAATGGATAAACAACAATCTAAATTAAAAGAAACAGAAAAATCATATAAAAGTCAAGCAGATTATTATAAAAACTTCCTAAAACAAAAAGGATTTAGTTTTGACACAGATGGTAATGCAGACCCAACAAAATTAAAATCACTTGTAAATAATGCAGACTATGAGGCTATTAAAGAAGCATATGATACATATACTGAATTAACAAGAGATGTTATTCCTGATTTACAAAAAGAATGGTATGATATACAGAAACAAGAAATGGATGCAAAAGAAGAAATAAAAGAGTTGAATGAACAACTTAAGGAAACACAAAAAGAAGCAAAAGAATTAAAGAAAATAAAAGCATTTGATTTCTTAGATGAATTAATTGATAAACAAGAAAAATTAGATAATCAAATGAGTTTATTGGAAACTAAAATGGAATTAGTTTATGGAGATAAAAATAAAACAAAAGCATTAAAAGAACAGATTGCATTAATTGAAAAACAAATAGCTGCACAAGAAAAAACAAATAAACAATTAGAAAAACAAAGACAATATCTTGAAGATGATATGTATAATTTAGGATTTAGATTTGATAAAAATAATAATATTACAAATGTAGATTCTGTATTAAATAAAGCAAAAACTAAAGAAGAATATGAAGAATTAAAAGAAGCAGTAGAAGAATATTATGATACTCAAAATCAAATTGACGAAGGTACTATTGCTTGGTATGAATATAAAAATCAAATAGCAGAAGCAAACAAAGAAATAGAAATAATGCAAGAAGAATTAAAACAGTTAAAAGTAGAAGCCAATCTTACTCAATTAACTAATGAAGTTACTAAATTAGCTAATGAATATGATAGACTTGAAACAATAAAAGATTTAGATGGTGCTAATACATTAGATATATTAAATCAACAAATTGGTTTATTAGATGAACAAAAGAAAGCAACAGAAGATTTATTGGCATTTAGAAGAAAACAAGCAGAAGATTTAAAATCAGAATTATCTGATTATGGCTTTAAATTTGATGAAGAAGGATTAGTTCAAAATGCTAGTAAAACAATTGAATCACTTAAAAATACTTTATCAGAAGATGAATTTGAAAAAGTTAATAATTCATTAGAAGAATATTTTGATGTTTCATTAAATGAAATAGATGATTTAGAGAAAGAATTATTAGAATTTGAAAAAACATATGAAGATATACAACGAGAAAAATTAGATGCTACTAAGAAAATAGAAGATGAAATAACTAAAATATATGAAAAACAAATAGAAGAAAGAATTGAACAAATAGAAAAAGAAAGAGATGCACAAGTAGAAAGTTTAAATAAAGCAAAAGAAGCATATCAAAGATATCGTGATGAAGTTGATTATGAAGATAGTTATAACGAACAATTATCAAAAGTCCAAGAACTTCAAGCACAAATAGAAGTAGCAAAACGTGATGATAGTTTAAGTGGTAAAAAACGTTTAGAAGATTTAATGGAACAATTAAATGAAGAACAAAAAACTTTAGAAGATTTAGTTCAAGATAAAATAGATTCAGATATTAATACAATGTTTGATGACCAAATAGAAAATATTGAAAAAAATGCAGAAGAACAAATGGAAGATTTAGAGAATACATTCTCTGAAACTAAAATAGCAGAAATGGTTGCTAATGCTATTCAAACAGGAATATTTGAAGATATAGATGGTAACATTGTTTCATTAGATACTGCCTTAATGGATTTTGCTAATAATTCAACAGAATATTTAGGCATAATGGGAGAAAGTTTAAAAACTGAATTATTAGATAATTTAAATATAGCACTTGATACAATGCAACAATTAAATAATATAAATTCAGAACTTAAACAAGGACAAATGACAAACAGAGCAGTTGGAGTAATGCCAATTGATAAATCAATAGGAGAAATAAAAAATGATGCTATGAGTTCACAAGTAATTAGTAGAGATATAGCTATTGGTGATATGAGTATTACAATTCAAGGAAATGCTACTCCTGAAACAGTTGAAGATATAAGGGTTGCATTAAATGAATATATAGAAACAATGAAAAAAGAAATATGGACTAATGTTAAGTAGTTTATCTACTTAACATTAGTTTTTATAAAAGGAAGTGATGAAATGGCAAGTAACTTTTGGGAAGGAAATTTTTATTTTGATAATGTTTTTTCTTCTACTTATGGAGTTTGTATTGTAGATATAAATAGTAATGAGATATTAAAACAAATAGGAAATACCTTTACTATTTCAACAGAAAAAGACTCATCATATAATGGAAATTATTTACATAGAGAAACAGAGAGAACATCAGATAATATTACATTACAACTTTGTAGAACAGACAATAAAGCATGGACTATTAATAGTATTTCTGAAGTTGTTAATTGGTTATTTAAAGAAACGTTTAAAAAATTTCAACCATTAGATTTAGTTGATGTAGGTTATAATTTAATATATTATCTTAAAGCTATCGAATTTAGAAAATTTTTAAATGCAGAAATGAGAGGATATCTTGAAGTTGTATTTATGCCTTATGATTCATATACTTATGCTATACCTACAAATGCCTTAACTTTAAGTAACGGTGAAAGTAAAAATATTAATAATATAAGTAATGTAAATAAAATATATTATCCTAAGATAAAAATTGTTAATAATGGCGAAGCAAGTAACTTAATAACTATAACAAATCAAACAAATAAAAAGTCATTACAATTATCCAATTTAAATAAAAATGAAATAATATTCATAGATTGTGCAATAGGTAGTGTTGTTGATAATAATGGAAAAAATCGTTTTAGTACATTACAAAATTTTGATTTTATAGGATTAGAAAAAGGTAATAATACTATATCTATATCAAGCAACTGTTTAGCAGAATTTATTTGTGAATTTCCAATGATAATATAGGTGATGAATATGTATATTAAAGAACTTAAAGATAATTATACATTAATACTTTGTAAAATGAATGGTGAACCAATGGGAACTATTTTTTATCAAGATATAACTAGTATATCAAAAGGAATACAAAAAATTAGTGAATTAACATTTACTGTAAGTAAGTATTATGGTAAAGATAATAGTATTAATCCCTTATATAATGAATTAAAAAATGAAAGATTTATAAATTTAGATAACATAGAAACTTATGTTATAAAAAATATTAAGGAAACCAATGAAACCACAAAAGTTGTAACTGCTTATTCAAGAGAAAAAAAATTGTCAAAAAGCAAAGTAGAATTTGAAGATATTTGTTTAACGTTAAATACGTTATTAGAAAATGTATCAGATTGTTATACGTTAGATGAATTATTATATGAAGATACAGGATGGAAATTGGGGTATATAAGTGATAGGGTATTATATGTAAATAATATAGATGTTTTACAAATATTAGACGGAGAAAAGGGTGAACTTTCAGATATTGTAAAAATGAGATACCAAGAGTCTGTTTCAACTAATTGGTATGATTATATTATGAATGATATAGCAACTCAATTTGAATGTTATCCAATATTTGACTCATATAATAAACTAATTAATCTTTATGACGAAACGGAATTAGGAGAAAATCTTGAATTAATATTAACTTATGACAATTATTTAAAATCAAATGAAAAAACAACGGACACAGATGAAATCGTTACAAGATTAACATTAGTTGGTAATGAAGAATTATCCATTATTAATTGCAATCCTACTGCTTTAAGATATATAGAAGATTTTACATATTTTATTGAAAATCAAGAAATGTCAAATGATTTAATAATGGCATTAAATTCATATGAAATTATGACAAAAGAAAGAAGTATACAATGGAGTGAATTAGTAAAAGAAAAAGAAGAAAAAAATATTACATATACTGATAAACAAAAAGAGTTATTAGTTGTTTATAGTATGATACAAAGTTTAGAAACTGCAATAGGTATGACAGAAAGTGATACTTATAAAGCTACTTTATTAACTCAATTAGAAGAACAAATAGATAAAAGAGTTTTATTAGAAAGAGATATAGATAGATTATATGATGAAATAATGGAAATTAGTATACAAATTACTGAAATTAATCAATTATGTAAAAAGAAATATGCGACAGATAGTTCTGGACATTTAATATTCACAGAAAAACTATTAGATGAATTAAAAGAATTTATTTATCAAGATACATATTCAAATGATAGTATTACCTCTGATGTGGATTTATTAAAAATAGGAAAACGAAAATTAGCAGAAGTGAGTATTCCTACGAAATCTTGGAGTATAGATTCTGTAAATTTTATAGAAAAATTACTTGATAATGAATTTCGTAATCAATGGCAAGGTAGATTAGGTTTGGGTGATATGATACTTCTTAAAGGAGAAGATACAATAGAAACTATATACTTAGTTGGGTATACACAAGACTTTAAAAATAAAACATTACAATTGGAATTATCAAATAAAAAAGGTAATAATGATTTTTCATTAAGCATAGGAGAAAGATTAACACAAGCAAAAGAAGCATATAATGCTATTAGAATAAATAAATATATATTAAATAGTGTTAAATTAAAAAGATTAGGTGTTAATTATGACAAAATAAATAGAGAATTATTATGATTTTTTTAAATGATAGTATTATATTAATAATGTAATACTATCATTTTTTTATATGATAAACGAGGTATAAAGTAATGATTTTATAATTAACTTACAAAGAAAAAAATGAAAGTATTTAAAAAAATAATAAAAGGAAGGTGTGTTATATGGTTATTAATAACTTCCCCACTTTCTCCTATATAACGTGGCAAGGGTTAATTATTGTCGCAGAAGATAAAACGCCATATGTAATAAATGACGGTAATACAAATTGTAAATATATATATTGGGAAAAATCAGTAAATCCTTACAATCTAAAGGCAACTAATGAAAAGTTATCAACAGGAGCGAGTAGGATATTAATTTATATAAATGACGAAGGAAATGCTACACAAGTTCCGCAAGATACAATCGGTATTCAATATCGAGAAGGTGGAGGTGTATTGATTAGTAAAATCCAAGGACAAGTAAATGAATTAGATGGAAAATATTATGCAGTAAAACAAGATTTAGATAGTTTAGAAGAAATGATTGGTAGTTCAGATACTTCCGAAGACGGTTCTTTGTTAGATAGATTAAATAAAATTGAAAAAACCGCAGAGGGTACAAGTGAAGAAATTAGTCAATTAAAAACTACTTATGAAAAAAATGAAAAATCAGAAAGAATGAGAGATAATATACTTTCTGCTTTAATTTCTATGACTACTTCTTTATCTGAATATCAAAATGAATTATCAAATGCTTGTGAAGATTTTGAAATAAACAACGAGGAAAAACTTGCAATTACAGAAAAACAAAATGAATTTGTTAAAAATGCTAATGCCGTATATACTATTCACAATGAATTAATTAAATCAATAGATACAGAAACTAATACAGAAACTATTAATTTATTAAATTTAGCTAAAAGTAATATGGAAATGGCAATAAATAACTTAAATACAAATGTTAATACAAGTTTAAGTGACGGTACAGTTGTTCCAAGTGAAATTACAATTATGTTAAATATGTTTGGAACAGTTGGTGTCAAAACTAATGATTACAAAGAAGCATTATCTGATGCAATAGTATTGGGTGTTGGTGGTGAAGTTGTTAGTAATACATTAACAATTAATAAAACTGCAACAAGTTTTTCTCAAACTATGAGTGAAATTATAGATGAAATAAACGGAGAAACAGGATTAAAACAACAAGTAGCCAAAAATACTACTAACATAAGTCAAACTTCAGAAGATATAAGATTAAATTATATGAAGTATGATAAAACAACTTCTGAAATTACTGTATCTGACGGTACAATAAAATTAGATGCAGCAAAAGTTTTAATGACAGGAACACTTACTTGGGATAGTTTAGATGATGATGCTAAAGAAAATCTTAAAGGGGAAAAAGGACAAAATGGTACTGTCGAATATGTTGTGCTTACCGGTGACCAATTTATTAAATGTGCATCAGACGGAACTCCTAAAAAACCTTCTGTAACAATAAGCACACTTATATCAGGTATTACTAGTATTCCTACTATTGTATGGAAATATAAACAAGAAAATTCTGGTACGTGGGTTACAATAAGTTCAAATAACAATAAAACATATTATTCTTTATCTGCAACTAGCAATATATGGGGAGATAAAGAATCAATTACTATTAGAGCAATAGTTAATGATATATATTATGATGATTTAACTGTTGTAAAAGTTAGGGATGGTATAGATGGTAGTTTAGCAGAATACGTTGAAATATTGGGAGAACAATCATTTAAATATGCAATTAAAAAAGGGACAACAGAGTTTACATCAACACCAGCAGTTATTGTGTTAGAAGGAATTGCTCATAATTTAACTTCAACTAATACTAGATGGTATTATAAATATCCTGGGCAAACAGGTTGGACTTTAATGAGTGATTATAATGGTAAATATACAATGAGTGTATTTCCAGATGACCCAATATTATTTAAAAACTATGATGTAGTTCAAATAAAGTTTGAATTAAATACTCATTATGATGTGATAACATTAAATAAATTATATGACGGTAAAGATTCTGTAATGGCACATTTATCTAATGAATCACATATAATACCTTGTACATCAAAAGGGGAAATAGTATCTTTAGAAGGAGCAGAAACCAATTTATCAATATATGTAGGCTCTATTGATGATACAAAAAATTGGACTACAGCAGTAACAACGGAAGGTGTAATTGGTACTTTATCAGATAATAATAAAAAATTTGTAGTAACTAACTTATTAAAAGATGTTGGTTATGTAGATTTTGTTTCTAAAAAAGATGATTTTGATACAGTAACAAGAAGATTTACTGTAACTAAATCTAAAAATGGACTAGATGGAAGTATAGGAACAGATAGTATTTCTTATTGGATAACAAATTCTGCTTCTTCTATAATTAAAAAAGAAGACGGAACATTTGAACCATCTGAAATAACAATAAATACAAAATGTAAAGAAGGAAAAAAAGAAATAACTGATTTTGAAGGAATAATAGTTGTTTCTGAATTAATTAATGAAGAATGGATTGAGAAATATAGAAGTAAAAATAAAGAAAGTATATATAAATATATTATTGGAGATATCGAAGAAGTTGAATTAATTGAAGAACCTTCGATAGAAGAAGGAGAAGAAATTCCAAAAGAAGAACCTCCAATAGAAGAAGAAGAAAAAGAAGAATTAATTGCTATAAAAGTTAGTATGTATTTGGATGATGCTTTAATTGATGAAGAATATATTCCAATAATCAAAGAAGGGATATCAACACCAATAGCTTTTCTTGATAATGATTCTCATATAATACCTTGTAATTTCAATGGAAACCCATTGAATTACGAAGGTGCAAAAACAACTATGTATGTTTATTTGGGAAATACAGATGATAGTGATAATTGGACATATTCAATTGAAGAAAATGGTGTAACTGGTGCAATAACTAATAATAATAGAACATATGAAGTATTAAGAATTAATAATGATAATGCTTATGTAGATATTATAGCTAGTAAAGATGAATGTGAAAGCATAACTAGAAGATTTAGTTTGGCAAAAGCAAAATATGGTAAAGATGGAGATTCTGCAAAATATATTTATATAACTGGTGAACAAGTATTTAAATATAAAGAAGACTTTAAAGGCACACCAACTCCAAATGTTATTACATTAAAAGCAACTAGATATAATATAATGACAAACGGAAAATGGCAATATAAAAATGCTAATGGAACATATGTTGATATGGGTATTACATCTGATACTATTGAAATAACTCCAACAATGGGATTATTTAAAACACAAAATACTAGTACTTTCAGATTTATAGCAGAAGATTACTATGATGAAATTACTATTATAAAAATTAGTGATGGTACAAATGGATTGCCTGGGTCAGATGGTAAAGACGGTATTTATATATTAATAACTAATGAATCACACACAATTCCTTGTGATAGTAATGGAGATTATACAACAGAAGATTTAGCAAAAGCAACAACAGAAGTACACGTTTATAGAGGTACAGAAGAAATAGATGCAACAGTAAGTGTCAGAGGTCAAGGTTGTACTGCTATCTATGGTGTAGCAAATAAAACTGTTACATTAACAGAAGTAACAGAAAATAGTGCAAAAGTAACAATCGGTATAGTTGTTGACGGAAAAACATTTACTAAAGTTATGACTATTACAAAATCATTACGTGGAATAAGTGCAAGTGGTATCAATATAAGAGGTGTTCTTAATTCAGTTGATGATTTAAACGGTAAACAAGGACAAGAAGGATATGCTTATATTATTGATGGAATGTTATATTTATGGAACTCCGAAAGTCAATCTTGGGCAGATAAAGGAACACCAATTACAGGAGAACAAGGATTACCAGGGAAAGACGGTCAAGACGGTAGAACAACTTATCTTCATATTAAATATTCTAATGACGGTGGTAAAACATTTACACCACAAAATGGAGATTTAGCAGAAGGAGAAACAATAGGAGATTATATGGGTCAATATACAGATTTCTTTAAAGATGACTCAACTAATCCTAAAGATTATCAATGGATAAAACTAAAAGGAGAAGACGGAGTAAGTGGAATAGTTGCTACTTTATCAAATGATAATCATATAATACCTTGTGCAAAAGACGGAACAAATGGTGTATTCGTTGGTTGTTCAAGTAAAATAAGTTTATTTATGGGTGCAGAAATATTAGATGATAACATAGATTATTCTTATGTGAAATCAGAAGGAATAGGTGGAACTTGGGACGGTACTATTGGAGAATTTAAAGTTACTGAAATGTCTACTGATAGTGGATATATAGATTTTACTGCTACTTATAACGGACTTAATTATACTAAGAGATTTACTATAACTAAAAATAAACAAGGTGATGACGGTATAACTATTAACCTAAGTAATGAAAATCATAGTTTTGTGGCTAATAGCGAAGGTAAAATAGATTATCCACAATCAACTTCTACAACAGTTTTAGTTTATAAAGGTGATGTAAGACAAGGATTTATAATAGATGGAGTATCTGCAACACCTTCTGGTATGGTAGTAAGTTATGAACAAAATAGTGATACTATAACATTCTCTGTTAATAAATGGCAAGAAGGAAATAGTGAATTAGCAAAAAATGGAACAATAGAAATATATATAAAGGTAGAAAATGAAATATTCACAAAAACATTTACTTATACTAGAATAGATACAGGTAAAAATGGAGTAGATGGATTAGACGGATATACAGTTTATTTAACAAATGAGGTGCATAGTTTTTATTGTGAAAGTAATGGTAGTATATTAGAACAACAATCAACTATAACTACTGTTAAGGCATTTTGTGGAGCAAAAGAAATCACACCAATAATAGGTAGTATAACTAGTCCACAAGGTTTAACAGTAACAAAAAACGGTGCAACAATAACAATAAAAACAGATGGTAAATCATTAGCAGATAATGGGTCATTTAACATACCTATTACAGTAGATGATAGAACTTTTGTAAAAGTATTTAGTTGGGTTAAATCATATAAAGGACAAGACGGACAAGACGGAGAAAATGCTAAATATGTAGTAGTTAGTGGGGAACAAGTATTTAGATACCCAAAAGGGTCAACAACTCCTACACCTAGTTCAATAGTTTTATCTGTTTCTAAGTTTAATACTACTGAAAAAGGTAGATGGCAATATAAAAATACTAATGGAACATATGTTGATATAGGAGTAACTTCTGATACATTAACAGTAACTCCTTCAAGTGGTACATTAGCAAGTAGTGGGTCTTGTACATTTAGATACACATTAGGTAATTGTTATGATGATATAACAATAGTTGAAGTTAGTGACGGTATAGATGGAAATAGTGGTCAAACTTTCTATACTTGGATAATGTATGCAGATGATGCTAATGGTAAAAATATAAGTAATAGTCCTACTAATAAAAAATATATAGGTTTATCTTATAATAATACAAGTGCAACAGAGTCAACAGACCCAACAAAATATAAATGGACATTAATAAAAGGGGCAGACGGTGTAGAAGGTGCAAAAGGAGAAGATGGATTAACATATTACACTTGGATAAAATATAGTGACAATGCAAACGGTAGTAATATGTATGATACTCCTAAAACTTCAACTCAATATATAGGTATAGCAACTAATAAATTAGTTCAAGCAGAATCAACAGTTGCATCAGATTATAAATGGTCTAAATTTAAAGGAGATACAGGACAAGCAGGGAAAGATGCTTATACTGTTATACTTACTAATGAAAATCATAGTTTTATATCAGATTACAACGGAAATATTACTACTGCTCTTACTACAACTAGCCAAGTAATAGCTTATAAAGGGTCAACTTCCGTTACTCCAACATTAGGAACAATTGTTGCTCCTAGTGGTATGACTATTACTAAGAGTGGTACAACAATTACATTTAAAGCTAATACAGGTACTTCATTAGCAACAAGTGGGACAGTAACAATACCGGTAGTTGTGGACGGAATAACATTTAATAAAATATTTACTTGGACAAAAGCTATAAAAGGAAATCCTGGTCAAAATGGTCAAAATGGTACAGATGCAGATGTACCAGATTGGGTAAAAGAATGGGACGGAAAAGCAACAACAATCAATGGTAGTAGTGTTATAACTCCTAAGATATTTGCAGGTACAGTTAATAATGGTATACCAACTGGGGTAGCTATTGGTAAAGATGTATTTGGTACAAGTAGTTCTTATACTGTTAATGGTATTGTTGGATATAAAAATGGAACAAAAACATATCAATTAAATTCAGATGGTACTTTATTAATAGGTAGTAAAAGTGGTCAACATATAGCTTGGAATGGAAGCAATTTAGAATTAAATGTAAAAACATTAAAAATATCTTCTTCAAGTGTTGCGACAGAGGGATATGTTGATAACGTAGAAATAGGAGGAAGAAATTTATTAAAAAATACCAATGATGATGTAGTTAGTTCTGCTTATTCTATGGCAAGTTATTATTTTGGCGATATTAAACCAGAGAGGGGAAAAACTTATACAATAACGGTAAAAATAAAAGCAGGTTCAGATAGAACAGGATTTATGGCTTATAATAGTGGAAGTAGTAGTAATGGTTGCAAAATAGGAAATTTAACATTAAAAAACGGATTATATACTTGGACAGGTACATGGGAAACTAAAAATGGAGATATTACTGCTAGTAATACTTTTCTTCGTATTTATCAAAATCCAAGTAGTGGTACTACATCATCTACTATTGAGTGGATAAAGTTAGAAAAGGGTAGTAAGTCAACAGACTATACACCTGCACCAGAGGATACGAAAGATGAAATGTCATCTCTTGAAAGTAACTTAAATAGTAATATAGATAGTGTCATAGATGGTGCTATAACTGAAATAATTACAAGTACTTCTGAAATGTATGCCAATAAAGATGATTATGAAGCATGGAAAGAAACTGTAACGTCCGATTTTAGTCAGACTAATGAAAATATACAAATGACTTTTAATACTACATTAGAAGCGGTTAACGAAACTGCTGAAGGTTTAGAAAGTTATAAATCAGAAGTTGCTACATACATAAGATTTAGTAGTAATGGTGTAGAAATAGGTAAATCAGATAGTCCATTTAAAACAAATTTAAGTAACAAAAAACTTTCATTTATTCAAAGTGGAAACGAAGTAGCATATATTTCAAATAACAAGATGTATATAACTTCGGCAGAAATTACCAATGACTTAAAATTAGGAAGATTTATATGGGTAATTGGTGGAGATGGAGATTTAACATTGAAATGGAGTTGATAAATAATGGCAACAAGTGGTAGTACATATAAAACCTTCGGTACAAATGGGGGTTATAAATTTATACTTGAATGGAAAAGAAATTCAATTAATATCTCAAATAACACATCTAATATTACTGTAACTTTATATCTTCAAAGTTCGGGAAGTAGTTACACAATAAATTCAAGTGCCGCAAAAAGTGGTAGTTTAAATATAAATGGCTCTACTACTACTTTTACTTTTTATGCAGGTTTATCAGGAGGTCAAAAGAAACAAATTTATACTAGAACAGTTAATATAACACATAATTCAAACGGAACAAAATCTTTTACAATGTCTGCTGCAGCAGGAATAGCAATAACTTTTAGTAGTGGTTTTGTTTCTGAAGTTGATATAAGTAGTTATTCAGTAACGTTAGATACAATAGCTAGAACATCTAGTATGTCATTAAGTACAACAAGTGCAACTTTAGGTAGTACTTCTGTAACAGTAACTATTACAAGGGCAGATAGTTCTTTAACACATAAAGTATATTATAAATTTGGTAGCAATTCAACAACGGTGTCCTCTAGTGCCGGAACTTCTGCAAGTTTTACACCGGCAATTGGATTAAGTTCACAAGTACCTAATGCAACAAGTGGTACTGCAACCGTTTATGTTGAAACTTATAGTGGCTCAACTAAAATAGGAACAGTTGGTAAAACAATGACTTTTAATGTTCCTTCTAGTGTAAAACCAACAATTGGAAGTTTTACTGCTTCAGTTGTTGCAGATGGAGCGGCTACTAGTTATGGATATGTTCAAGGTAAATCAAAATGCCAATTAAAAATAAATAGTCCTAGTGGTAGTTATGGCTCAACTATTAAATCTTATAAAATCACAGGTAATGGTGGTACTTGGACAACTCAAAGTACTACAACAGGAAGATTAACTGGTTCTGGTTCAATTAAATTTACTGCTACTGTTACAGACAGTAGAGGTAGAACTAGTGATGCCAAAACAGTAACTATTTCTGTTCAAGCATATTCTGCCCCTAGTATTTCTGCTTTTTCTGCAGCAAGATGTAATTCAAGTGGTACATCAACTAGTAGTGGTACATATGCAAAAGTATCTGCTACTTATTCTTACACATCTCTTGGTGGAAAAAATACTGTATCAAGTAAGATAGAATATGCTACTTCCGGTACGTCTTCTTGGACAAATGCAGGAGCAGTATCAAGTGGTGGTTCTGCAACAGTAGGTGGTGGAGCAATATCAGTTGAAAATAGTTATCAAATTCGTTTAACTATTAGTGATAAATTTACTTCTACATCAAAAATAGTTTATATAAATCCTCAATTCGTCCTTCTTAATTTTAAAGAAGGAGGAAAAGGAATAGGTATAGGAAAATATGCCACAACCGACAATAGACTTGAAATTGGTATGAGGACAGATATAAACAATAATATCGTTTTTAACAAATCTTCTATTGGTTTATATTGGCAAGTAGATACAGACGAAGCAGTAATATATTTTTATAGTACAGGAGATGCAGGAACGGGTAACTGTTTATGTTTTGAAACAAGGGATAATGGTGATGAATTTTTTAGATTTAGACATAAAGATACTAGTGGTAGTAGTTATCAATTATTTGACATTAAACAAAGTGGTTTAATTTCTTATAGATTATTAAGACCAAGTGCCAATAATACATACACATTAGGTACTTCATCTCAAAGATGGAGTACTGTTTATGCAGTAAATGCTTTTAATACATCAGATGTTCAGTATAAAGAGAATATAACACTTGTTAATGAAGGCAAAAAAAATGATGAAGTTAGTGTGTTAAGTGTTATTAATAATGAAGATATTATTACATTGAATGATATGAGAAACTTTATTAAAGATGATTGTGATATATATAAATATAACTATATAGGACAAGAAAATGAAGAATTTGGATTTGTTGCTCAAAATATAGTTAAATCAAAAGTTGGTAGTAAATTAATAGTTGATTCTGATGGTGGTTATATGTATTCACAAGGTACTTATGTAGGTATAGTTGTAGGTGCATTAAAAGAAGAAATAAAAATAAGAGATAAAGAATTAGAAGAACAAAAAGAAATAAATGAAGAATTAAATGAAAAAGTAAATGAACTAGAAGAACGTTTAGCTAAATTAGAAAAGTTATTAAATAATTAATAGTCTTATTTATTAATGGAGGGTATAATAACCCTCCATAATTTTATATGAAAGAGGTGATTGCTTCTTATGTTAATAGAAAAGCATGTAACACTTACTATTGATGGTAGGACTGCCAGTTTAAGTGATGAAATTTACATATATAAGAATGATAGAAATATAGATTTTATATTCACAATAACTGATACAAAGTTCAAATTTAACGAATATAGTGGAAATATACTAGTTGAATCATCTGCTAAGTATGCAGTAGTTAAAGTGTTGAAACCTAATGGTACAAAGTTTACTAGTGCGAAATTACCAATAATTGATAATCAAGTAGTTCTTACTATTACACAAGAATTTACTGACGAAATAGAAGAAATTGGAATACATCAATTACAAATGCAATTATGGGATACAGAAGAAGGTAGGGTCACATTACCTCCTGTTCGTTTTGAAGTACTAAAGCCTTTATTTGATGATGAAGTGTAGTGATGTAAATGTTAATAAAAAAATATATAAGAATAACAATACAAAACGATACTGCAATAGTTGATGATAATTTATATTTTTATAAAAATGATAAGAATATAGATGTTTATTTTGAATTAATTAACTTTAAATTTGATTTTATAAAAAATGAAACAGTAGGCGAAAATTTAACTACAAAAACTAATGCTTCTTATGGGACATTAAGAATAATAAAACCTAATGGAGAAAAATTAGTTGTATCAAGATGTCCTACTGATAATGGCTATATTAAATTTACTGTTACTTCTGATTTTATAGATGAATTAGAGGAAGTTGGTATTCATCAGTTACAAATAACTTTATATGATGCATTTGAAGGTAGAATATCTATACCTCCTATATCTTTTGAAGTATTACAACCTTTATTTGATGAAGATGAAGCAGATGAAGGACAAGTTAATTTAACACAAGCAAATATAGTTCAATCGGCAGATGGAAATGAATGGATAAATGATTTAAATGGAAGGGAAGAAATTTATCCAAATACTAATTTATATGAATGGAAGCATAAGGATTGGATATCTGATATTAGATTAAATGCTATACATGATAACATAATTAGATTAAATAATATGAGTTCTCAACAAATTGCTTATGGATACAATGGGTTAGAAACTGTTCAAGATGCTTTAAATACATTACTAGCACCAAATTTAGAAATTACCAATTTTACTATTAGTACATCTACATTTATGGAAAAAGGTATTACAGTAAACTTTTGTAATTTTAATTGGGGTTATAATAAGGCAATTGTATCTCAAAAAATAAATGATATAGAAATAGAACCAACATTAAGAATATATAGATATTCTGTACCTTTTAATACAAACAAAACTTTTACATTGATAGGCAATGACGGTCTTAAAGAAATTAAAAAAAGTATTACTGTACAATTCTGTAATAGGATATTTTGGGGTGTATCAGAAAAACCAACAGAATATAATAAAGATTTTTTAGATACATTAAATTATGAATTACAAAATAATAAAAATAAAACAATTACTGTAAATGCTAGGAATAATCAATATATATATTATTCAGTCCCTAGTGCTTATGGAAATTGTATAATGTCTGTCAATGGATTTATCGGAGGTTTTAAAAAAGTAGCAACAATTTCATATACTAATATGTATAATAGTACTGAAAATTATGATATTTACGAGTCAGACAATTCAAATCTTGGTAATACAATTGTGGTTATTCAATAAGGAGGTGTTTGACTATGGCAATAGAACTAATTTCTACGATAACCACAAAAAATAATGGGGGTTATGCAATAGTTTTATCTAATGAAATCAAAGGTGGAATACATTCTAAATCAACATATGAAGATATGTTAAAAATTTCCAATGATAGATTACAAGAAGGTATGCTTTGTTATGTTATTTATGAAAAAAAGTACTACCAATGGACTGGTGAAAAATGGAGTGCTTTTACAATAAATGGTGGAAATAATACTAGTGGCAGCAATGAAACATCAATGTACAGAGTTGAAACATATGATGAAATGTTGCTTATTCCTACTATTGATTTAAAAGAAGGAACTTTATGTCATGTAAAAAATGATATAAATAATATGCACTTATATTATTATAACAATAGTATATGGAATGGCATTGGAACGAAGTATCAAGTATGGATTGGTTCAACACAACCACCTAATCCAAATTATCTATGGGTGGATACAAGTAATTTCTTTGATGAAAATGCTACCGTTGATAATATACCTACTTTTATTGATACATCTTTAATACAATATTTTAAAGAACAAATATTAGCATTAAATAATAAAATAAAAGTGTTACAAAAGGATTTGGAAAAAGCTATTGAAAATGGTGTTGGTGGTAATGGTAACGGTGGTGGAGGTAATAATGGAAATCAAACTGTTATTGAATTAAAAAGTAACTATCTCGTAACAGAAGATGGAATATACCTTATAACGGAAGACGGAGATTATATAGTTATGGAAGATAGTGAACAAGATGAATATACTCCTGATGACGAAGGTACTGTTATTGAAGGTGGTGGCTCTGTTGATTTAAAATCTACATACTTAACATCAGAAGATGGTACTTATTTTGTAACAGAAGATGGAAATTATTTTATCACCGAAGATAGTGCGATTGATAATAATACGCCAGATAGTGTTGGAAGTGGTGGAAGTACAATAATTGGTGGTGGCTCTAATAATAACAACAACAATGATGATGAAGAATTAGAATTAGAAGATGTGGCATATGCAGTAAAAGGTGGTAGATTTATTACTACATATGAAAAACAAGAAATTATAAGTGTTCCTATGGAACAAGTTACAATATTTAATGAAAGTGAAAATGAAATAACTCTTAGAATTAATAACGGAGAATTAATTCCTCTTGAATATGGAGAATCATTAAGTTTTGGTGATATTGTAATAGAATCAATAGTTATTATAGAAAAAAATAGTATGGTTAAATTGATAGGAATATAAGGAGTTGAAAAAATGGCTAAGAACATTAAAATAAGCGAACTTTTAGAAGTTGGTATATTAAATGATGGTGACTATTTAAATATAGTTACAACTGCCGGAGTTAATAGAAGAATAAAATTTTCTACATTAAAATCGGCAGTCAATGATAGTGCTAGTAGCTATGTAGATGTTAAAGCAAAAAATGGTACAATATATAGAATAACTGTTAATAATGACGGTGAATTAGTTTGTCAAAATGCAGAAGCATTTACAGGAAACGCACCAGACAAAGGTGAAAGTGGTCGTTTTGCAGGTTTAATGATAAATATGATATATGGAGGAGGAAATAACCAAAATAATACTGCTTGTTCACATGGTTTTATAGAATTATATAATCAAAGTACGTCTAGTGTAGATTTAAACCTAAAAGGATTATATTTAAGTATTAAAACTGCTACTGGTGATTGGCAATCTTTGGCATTAGAAGGAATGATACCATATCAACATTCGTTTTTAATAAGATGTACACAAGTATCTAGTATGGCATTATTAGGAACAAGATGTAAAATAGATTATTATGACCAAGAATGGGGTATAGTGTTGCCAGATGTTGGATTTAGTGCTTATTTATCAATAGGAACTCCAACTACTACTAACCCATTTAATGCAGATGGTAACTTAAATAAAGAAGTTGGATATATAGATTTAATGGGTATCGGTGGAGATACGGAAGATAAAAAAGTTGTAGCTTATGAAAATAAATATCCACAAATAATGACTAAAGATATCGGAGCAAGAAGATTAGATTTTGCAGATACAGATAATAACCAAAAAGATTGTAGAGCAGTAGATTGGACTTCTTGTGATATTAATATATATAGACCAAGATGTGTTAAAGACGGTAAATGGGATTTATACTTTAATAAAGCTAAGTTAAAAACAACTATGCCTAACTTAATCAATATGTGTTATGGTAGAAACGGAGAAAATACTAGAACATTTACTTGGCAAAGTGCTTTAACAGATGAAGGTTATATTAAATGGAGAAAGTACGGAGAATTAAAATGGAATAAAAAAGCAACTGAAAAATCTATTATAACTCATTATGATACAGATGCCACATTACATAGAGTTGTATTAAATGATTTAGAAGTTGGAGAATATGAATATTGTTGTGGAGAAGAAGGTGCTTATTCGGATGTAGCAATCTTTGAAGTTAAAAAATTCCAACAAACTGCTAATGAAAGTAATTTTATAGATGATAGAATAAAAGTTTTATGGACAACTGACCAACAAGCATGGACTGTCGAAGAAGCACAAGCCACATCTGTTGTATTCCAAAATATAACAGAATGGGAAAAAGATACAGGATTTGATTTCCATTTAAATACAGGTGATATAAGTCAGAACGCCAACCGTTCTTTTGAATGGAGATATCATTATAAATATGCAGATGATTTAATAAGAACAATGCCACACATGATAACTTGTGGAAATAACGATTTAATTGATAAAAAATACTCAACTGCATTTACTTGGTATATGACACCAGAAGACCATTTTTTACCTGACGGAACTCCTGGTATATCAAGATACAATTCTTGTCATAGTTATGATTTAGGATTTGTACATTTTGTATGTATAAACTCTAACCAAGATTATGCTATGTTTGATGAATTAGGTGGGGAAAAGGTAGATGATTGGATACAAAGAGAATGTGCTTGGTTAGATGCAGATTTAACATTAGACGAAGCTAATCCAAAAACTAGATGGACTATATGTTATATGCACTATGCACCATTTACTTGTGTTAGACCAAATTGGGTACAAAGATTTGTTCCTATATTTGAAAAACATAGAGTACATCTAATTTTATGTGGACATAATCATACTAATTCAAGAAGTATAGCTATAAGAAGTGGATACAATGGAGAACCTAATACGAAATATTATGATAATACAGGACAAATGACAGAAGGGGAAGAAACTGCATTAGGTGCAGGTATAATAAATCATTCAGATGACCCAAATAATGGTAACTATTATATTATGATTAATGCAAGTGGATATAAGAATAGTGGTAAGGAAAGTATACAAAATCCTTATCCTTGGTGGTATGCACTTAAATCTTCACATCCAAGTCAACCAACATATGCAACATTAGAGATAACTTATAATAATATAATTTATAATTGTTATCAATGTATGGGTGTTTTAGGTAAGGATATAAATGGTAATACAATAGTTCTACCATATGGAACACAAGAAAAGAAATTATATGATACATTTACAATTCCTTGGAGAGCAAAAGGGCAAACTTTAATATAGAAAGTAGTTGATAATCAATGCCAAATAGAATATGGGACGATAGTAAAAAAGCATGGGTTATTGTTGATGAAGCTAGATTTGCTTTACAAACTAAAGTAGTAGATGTTGGAAATTATTATGAATCTGATAATGTCGAAGGTTGTCTTCAAGAATTAGGAGATAAATTGGAAAATTTTGACGGAGAAAGTATTGAAGCAATCGGAGAATTAGAAAGTAAAATAGAAGATTTAGACGATAGAGTAACTTACATTGAAGAAAATGGTGGAGGAGGTGGAGGTGGAGGTGGTGCTTTAATGCCTACCTTAACTCTACTTGGAGAAGACAATTATGCAATTCCAACTGACGGAGAAGTAACAATTTATTACAATTTTACTTCTCCCAATTTGGGATTTGGTACTTCATATGTAAGTTTGAACTATGAAACAGTTGAAAGCGAAGCTATTTCACAAGGTCGTAACTCATTTACAGTTAAAAATTTACCAGTAGGAGAACATAGAATAGATATATATGTTACAGATATAACTGGATTATATTCTAATACAATTACAATTACAATAGTTGCCGGTGGTCTTGAACTTACTAGTACATTTGATGATAGTAATGATATTACATTAGAAGATTATATTAGAATTAGATATAACATAGCAACAATATCTACAACTGCTATAACTGTAACAATTGAAATAGATGGGCAAGAAACAAAAGAAGAAGGTTTTATAGGACAAAACGTTTTAGACATAGGACAATTTACATCATTAGGTATACATACTGTTAGAATATCTGCTACTAGTGGTGATTTAGAATCGAATGTATTAATATTTAATCTAGTTGTTGCAGATAGTGATAATTTATATGTATCATCCACATTTCAATCACCAGCAACATTCCAAGTTGGTAAAAATGTTCAAATAGATTATCGTAATAGTATGCTTGGACAAAATAGATTTTATACTTATTTATATATAGATGGAGCAGAAGTGGACATAGTTACTTCTTATCAAGGACACAACTTCTGGAATGTTGGTACAAATTTATCAATAGGTGACCATACATTAATGCTATATTCTAAAACACAAGACGGAGAATATGTGTCAAACACATTAAGTTGGGTAATTTCTGTTGTTGCAGAAGATTATACACCATTTAGAATAGTAGAAGATGGATTAGTTTTCAATTTTGATGCAAATGGTAAACAACAAACATCATCAACTAAAAACTTTTGGAAAGATACAACTGAAAATGATGTACGTTGTGAATTATTTAATTTCAACTATTCTACGAATGGTTGGATAGATAACTCATTAGTATTTAATGGTAAAGCATATGCTAAAATAAGTTATTCTCCATTTTCAGATGGATTTCCAAATGGTGCTACAATAGATTTATTATTTAAAGTAAAAAATGTTGGAGATATAGAAGGTAAAGTTTTATGGTGTAGAAATTATATGACACCATATCAAGGTATGTATGTAAGTACTTATGAAAGTAATATGCGTTCGGCAAATTCAAGAATGGTTGAAGCATCATTCCAAGATGATACTTGGACAAGGGTAACATGGGTTATTAATAGAGATGATTTAACTATGTTATGTTATGTAAATGGTGTTATTACAAGATGTATATATATAGGAGATACTGAAAACTTTAGAATGGAAAAAGAAATTTATCTAGGTGCATCATTTGATGAAGTTGATGATAACTTAGATGATAATGGTAATCCTATACCACATTATGCTTCTTGTTCAATTAAAAACTTTAGAATGTATAATAGACCATTAACAGATGAAGAAATATTACAAAATCATATAGCAGATATAAAAGATAAAGAAGAACAATTAGCTATAAGAGAAAAGAACTTTGGAGATAGTACAATACCTATTATGAAATTTGAAGGTAATATAGACGGTATGACAGGTGATATTTATAAGTTAATTACTATTGATTATAACGACCCATTAGACCCTACTAAACGTTTTAGACAAGAACAATGTAGAGTATATTGGCAAGGGACTTCTTCACTAGAATATCCTGTTAAGAACTACACAATAGAACTAATGAGTGGTGGTAATGCTTGGGAATATGCACCAAAAGATGATTGGATGCCCGAAAAACGATATACACTCAAAGCCTGTAAACTATAATGCAGGCTCTAAACCTACTCTGATTAATGGCGAAAGTCCTAGTGAAAAAGGATAACGCTCAACAAGATAATATTTTATTAATAGTTAGTTGACAAAATATAAAAATATAAGTATAATATGATTAGAAAGGAGTTGATATTATGAATGGAAAAATTTATGCTTATTTAAATAGAAAAAAATATGAACTAATCGGAATAAAAACTTATTATATAGGTCAAACAATTAGAACAATAGAAGAAAGAGCAGGTTCTAATGGTTGTAAATATATGGATAACCCAAATAGTAAATTTTGTAGGGCAATAAAAAAATGGGGTTGGGATGCATTTGAAGTTGAAGTATTAGTAGAAGGAATAGAAACAATGGAAGAATTAAACAAATTAGAAATAGAATATATTAAAAAGTATGATTCGTATAATAATGGTTATAATTCTACTTTAGGTGGTGGTAATTTATGTGGTTATCATCATACAGAAGAAACAAAAAGAAAAATAAGTGAAAATCATGCACCAATGAAAGGTGAATTAAATGGTATGTATGGTGTAAAAATGACAGAAGAACAAAGAAGAAAAATGAGAGAAAATCATATGGATTATAAAGGAGAAAATCATCCATTTTTTGGTAAGCATCATACAGAGGAAACTAAAAGAAAAATAAGTGAAACAAAATTTAAAAATGAAACGAATAACAAAGGAATACCTCATTCAGAAGAACATACAAAACATTTAACAGAGTCTATTAGAAAGTCATGTGGAAAAGCAGTTTATTGTTATGAGTTAGACATGATATTTGAAACTATGAGTGATGCAAAAAAATTTTTAAAAGAAAATTATAATATTAATGTTAGTGGAAATATAACAATCCATTTAAAAGGAGATAGACCATATGCAGGTAAAATCGAAATAAATGGTGTACTAACAGAATTACATTGGAAACGTGTTTAAAAAAATAATAAAATATTATCGGTTGCAACGACTAAGCGAGTGGGACTTATTATATAATAGTAAGTATGCAATAGTCTGAACTGCAAATATAATTTTCACATTAAACAAATTGCAGAGAGAAGGTCAAGTGTAAAGACACTTTAAAGAAGAACCTTCTCCGCTATCTTAATAATTAAGATAGTCAGTAATCTATATATAACCTATATAGATGAAAGTAACAGAATGTTTATGGATAGTTCTGCTGCAAACAACGTAGGTAGTTCTAAATTAGTTTATGATTATTTTAGAAAAATGAATATGTTCTATCCACAAGAGATAAAAAATCCTAAAACTAGAAGTACGGTAGACGGTTTCCCAGTTAAATTATTTATCAATGGGCAATCAATGGGATTATATATGTTTAATATAGATAGATATGCAGAAAATAACTATGGATTTGTTGGAGAACAATCAATAGTTTCTTATGAAATAGGTGTCAACTCTGTAAGTGGAGCGGGAGCATTTGCAGATGATAGTTGGGCAAGTATACGTTCAGAATTTGAATATAGATATCATTATGCAGGTGACGAAAGTGTTGTTTGTGAAACTATAACAGTTGACGGTAAACCAACAACGGTTCTTAGAAGTGGATATCATTCAGATTTACAAAATTTGGTATCTTGGGTTAAAAATAGTACAATAGAAGAATTTAGAAGTGAATTAGATGAACATTTTGAATTAAACTTCTTAATAGACTACTACTTATGGGTAGTGGTATTGGGTCTTGTCGATAACCTTGGAAAAAACTCGGTTTGGACAACTTTTGGAATGAACGCACAAGGTAATGTTATTTGGTATCCTAGTTTTTATGACTGCGACTCGGAATTGGGATTGACAAATGACGGGGAGTTAAGATACGGTAGTGGTATAGACGTTACTACTGATAACTTCAATACATCTGATTCTTATTTATGGACTAAATTAAATACTGCTTTTGCAGAAGAAGTCCAAACTAGATATATAAATCTTAGAGCAAATGGTCACATATCTTATGAAACTATAATATCATATTATGAAAATATAATTAATAAAGTTGGAGAAACATTCTATAATGAAGATGCTAGAATTAAATATATAAATGAAAATAATAAAGCATATATTTATATGTGTAATGGTAGTAGATTAGAACATACTAGAAGATGGGTGTCTGAACGTATTACATATATGGATAGTGTTTATGGTTACGGAGATTATCAATTATCTGCTACTATACGTTCTAACGTAACAGGTGAAGTATCTTTACAAGTAAAAACATATTCACCACAATATGTAGAAATATCATTTTCAGATAGTGCAACTGGTACCGTTAAAAAATGGTGTGATAAAGATAAATGGTATACATTTACAAATACTATCACCAATGCAGTAGACAACAATATAACCATTAGAGGTATAACTAATGTTATGTATATTGAAGGACTTGAATACCTCAATGTTTCCTCTATGATTATGGGTCAAGCTAAAAAACTCTGTAAGATAGATATACATGGCTCAAAAAGAATACAAAGACTAGAATTAGGTAATAATGAAATGTTACAAACATTAAATTGTAAAGACTGTACGAACTTGGGTTATGATGACAACTACAAAGTTATAGATTTATCAAAATGTGTCAACTTAAAATATCTTGATTTAAGTGGTACTATGATAGGTACAGTAGACTTAAACCCAGATGGGGGAGCATTAGAATTTTTAGATTTATCTAAAACTGAAATAACCTATCTAACTTGTAACTATCAAGAGTATTTACCAGAAATTAAACTTGATGGTTGTCGTAATTTATCGTCTGTAACAATAACAGGTTGTAATGCACTAACTAGATTAAGTTTGCCTAACACAAAACTAGCAGAATTTAAAGTTACAGATTGTGCTAAGTTAGATTACCTAGATATATCTTATACGGGGTATTTAACTACATTAGACTTAACTGGTTGTGAAAGTTTATCTACATTAATAATGTCAGGGATATCTAATAATAAATTTACAGAACTTGATGCTAGAACATTAGTTAATCTTAAAACATTAAATGTATCAAAATGTGACTTCTTATCTAATATAAGATTTGCTAATAATTATACTGCTTTAACTAATCTTGATGTACAACAAAGTGGTATAAAAACATTCCAATTTGGTAATAATGCTATACCAGCTTATTTAGATTTAGGTAAATTTAAACTCGCAACAATTAATTTCTATAACTGTACAGCAGTTGAAGATATAAGAAATATAAATTTAGTAGCAACATCAACAATAAATCCATTCTACAACTGTAAAAATTTACATACTATTAAAGGTACTGTAAATCTAATGGGTAATACATCAAGAGCATTTTTTGGTTGTGCTAAACTTACTAACTTACCAACATTTAATTTTGAAAGAGTTACAAGTGCAAGTGAAATGTTTGAAGGTTGTACTTCATTAACATATACACAAATGATGTTGATATTAAGACAACTTAAAAATTGTACTAGTTTTTCAGAAACATTTAATGGTTGCACAGGTATTAAATCAGATGGTATATATAGGGAAATATTTGATGTTATACCAAAAGCTACATATTTTTATTATACATTTAGTGGAACTGGTATACAAGGACAAATGGAAACAGGTGTATTTGATGGTATACCAAAAGTTACTCATATAGAATATCCATTTGGTACTGGTAAAATAACTGGTATAGTGCCTGCCAATTTATTTAAAAAGAATACTGAATTAGTTACTTGTGCAGGATTGTTTAGTGGTTGTACAGGATTAGAAGTTGCTAATAATATATCTAATATGTTTACAACTTGTACTAAATTGCAAAACATATGGTCATTATTTAGTGGTTGTACAAATGCAGTTATGATATATGGTACTGATTGGTTTGCTAACTGTCCTAGTCTAAGAAATCTTGATGGTACTTTCCAAAATTGTAAAAACTTAATGGGACAAATTTCTAAAGGATTATTTAGTGGTAAGAAAAATTTAGTAACTGCATATAATACATTTTTAGGTTGTAATGCATTAAGTGGAGATATACCAAGTGGATATTTTGAAGGTTGTACAAATTTAACAGATATACATGGACATTTTCAAGGTTGTAGTGGTTTAACTGGTGCAATTCCTTCTAATTTTTGGTCAGATTGTAGAAATATAGCAGATGCATCTTATTTATTTAGTGGTTGTACGGGACTTGGTGGAACTAGTTCTTTACAAGAGATACCAAAAGATTTCTTTGCTAATAAATTTAGATTAGACAATGCATCATATATGTTTGCAGAATGTAATCAAATACAATTCTTATTACAATCAGAATGGTTTAAAGATTGTAGATTATTAACTAAAATAAGTAGAATATTTAGTGGTTGTACAAATGCTGCAGGTGAAATACCTGGAGATTTATTTACGGTTAGAGATGAAAATGGGGAAATAATGGAAACTGTTATGCTTGAAGCAGCAGGAGTATTTAATGGTTGTCAATATTTAAATGGAGAAATACCAAGTAATTTATTTGATAAATTCCTCAAAGTTAGAGATTTATCTTATTTCTTCTACAATTGTGAAAATCTTCAAGGTGGAATACCTGATGAATTATTTGCTAATTGTTACCAAGTTACAAATATGAATTATATGTTTTATAGTTGTAATAAATTAGGTAGATATACAGATGAAATTACAGAAGAAAATCCATATTTCTGTAATGAATATTTATTTATGAACTGTACAAATTTATTATCTGTAAATAATATGTTTAATATGTATAATGATGGTACTCAATTAAGAGGGCAAATACCACCAACATTATTTATGACTTGTAGTAAATTAGAAAATATAGGCGCTCTATTTGCACATTGTACTTTATTAACTGGTGGGTTAGATGGACAATTATTCGCTAGATGTTCTAAATTAAAAACTTGTAGTAGTACGTTCTATGGTTGTAGTGGATTAAATGGAGAATTAAGTGGAGCATTATTTAGTGATACAAATAATCCTCTTATAACAACATTTACTGAATGTTTCTTAGGTTGTTCAAAACTTACAGGTAATGCACCAACTTTATGGTCACAATTCTCTGGAGCAGAAAGGGTAAGATGTTTCCAAGGTTGTACTAAATTAGATAACTATGCAAGTATACCAGACCAATGGAAATAATACATAGAGTCTTATAAATTTATAGAGGATAAATATTTTAGGTGGTATAAAAAAATTCAAAGAAGGAGAGGATATAATGAAAATAAAAGTAAATTCAGAATATAATGAGATTTCAATAGAATGTATAAAGAAAAAAGGAATGATTAAAATAGTATACAGAGATAGTGAAACTAATGAAATTATATCTGAACAAATTGTGGATAATTTAATAATAGGAGAAGAATATGATATTGATTTAGATATTCCAAATAATTATGAACTTAAAGAAGAAGAAGAAAAGAAAGAGTCTTATGAAAATCAAGTTCTTGCAGAAATGATGAAGTTAAGAGATGCTATGCGTAATGAATAAATCAACTATTATAGCTAAACTAGAAACTTATATCAAGGAATATTCTAAATTATTAGAAATAAATACAAAGTTAAAAGAAGAACTTGAAAAAGAAAAAATAGAAAAAGAAGTATTGCAAAATGAAATAGAAAAATATAAAGAAGTCGTTGATAATTCAACAAAATTAGTTGAGAAAACTATGATTAATGCAGAGATAATAATAGAACAAATGGAAAAATATAAAAAAGAAATGAATGAAATATTTAATGATTTCAATAAAATAATTGATGATATGTTAAATAATAATGGTAATAAAAAAGATATAGAAGAAAGAATGGAAAAAATATATAACAAAATTAATAAACCTATTGAATAATAGGTTTATTTTTTATGTTAGAAAGGTTGTGGATAAGTGAAAAATTATGCTATTGATATAATGAGATTTAACTTATTGTGGCAACAAGGATACACAGGAGAAGGTATGGTTGTGGGTGTTGTGGATAGTGGAATAGATTATAACCACAAAATGTTAAAAGATAAAGTTATAACTGGGTATAACTTTTCAAATGACGGAAATCCTTCTGATGATATATTTGATTATAACTATCATGGCACAGGTGTTACTGCTTTAGCTTGTGGACATTATATAAATTATAAACAATATGGTGTAGCTTATGATAGTAAGGTTGTTGTTGCAAAAGCTATGAACGCAGAAGGTAAAGGGTCATTAGATGCTATTACAAATGGAATAGAATTTTGTATAGAAAATAATGTAGATGTTATAAATTGTTCAGTTGGAAGTCTTGATAATTCTGATAGAATGGAACAAGCAGTAAGACGAGCAGTTAGTCTTGGTATACCTGTTGTTGTAGCTATGGGAAATGATGGACATGGAGATACAGATGGATTTTTAAGAGAAGTATCTTATCCGGCTGCTTATGATGATAGTATTTGTGTTGGTGCTATGGATAAAGATTATAATGTTGCATCATTTAGTAATTCTAATGAATTTATAGATTTTATAGCACCAGGAGTAGAATTATTAACTGCTTATCCAAATAATCAATATGCACTAACAGAAGGTACATCATTTTCTGCCCCTTTAATTAGTGGTTGTTTATTATTACTTAAACAAAAATTTATAGCAGATTTCAAACGTTTACCAAATGAAGCAGAATTATTTGGATTATTAATGAGATATACAAGAGAATTAAAAGATGTAAATAGAGTAGTTCAAGGTTGGGGATATCCAGATTTTTCTATAAATAGAAGAAAAAGAAGATAGAAAGGAGTGGATATAATGAATAAAGAAAAATTATATTTTTGTAGATATTACGACCAATGGAAAGGTAAAGATATAAAACTAGTAGAAGATGAAAAAAATACATATATTTTATATGTACAAGTACCTGATGTTGATATGACAGAAGGTTCAATAAATATGATATATGCAAATTTTTCCACATCTGATGATGCATTTATTGAAACTGTAATGTGTGAATATGATAGCAATACAAGAATTATAAGTTTAATAGTACCAAAATTTATATTAACCAACAATGGATTATATAAAGTTAATTTTAACGTGGAATACAATAAAAATGGTTCTAATAAAACAGATGAAAAATCGGCTATACAAACTTTTACCATTATAGATACTATTGATATAGATGATAGTGAAATTGAAAATGATGATAGATATAGTATTTTACAAGGTATGATAGATGAATTAGGAGATTATAAAATAGATACATCTAATTTTGCTAGTAAAGAAGAAATGCAAAATGCAATAGATACTGCTATGGAAGATGTAACTATTGAAAATATAATGGCTCAATTACAAGGAAATTATACAACACCACAAGATGTAGTAAAAACTATTGAAGCCTATGGATTTGCTCAAAAGGTGCATACACCTACATATGAAACTTTATCAAAATATGTAGAAACAACTAAATTAAACGAAAGATTGAGAGTTTATGCACAATTATCAGAACTTAGTAAATATGTTGAACGTGAAGAAGGAAAACAATTATCATCAAATGATTTTACAAATGAGTTAAAAGATAAATTAGTAAATATGCCAGACAAAGGTGTAGAATTTGATGATAGTGAATTAAGAGAAATGATAGATAAAAAGGCTAGTAGAGATTTTGTTATTGAATTATTTGGAGATATACAATCTATTGATTTAACTAAATATCATACAATAGAAGAAATTAATGCAATAGTAGAAGGAATTAATAGTACACATAATAATGATATTAATAATTTAGAACAAGAAGTAGAAGATTTATACCTTAAAAAAGAAGATTATGAATATGCAGACGGTATAAATACAGATGATATTATTTATAATGATACAACATTAACAGAAACATTAAAAGATGTCGTGTATAAAGAAATTGAAATAAAAGATTTTAGAACAAACTTTGAAACTAATATAAGAGAAATAGGTCAATCAATAAGTGATATTAATTTCCAATGGGAATTAAATAGAAATCCTATATCTCAAACATTAACAGAATATGGATATGCTTTGGTTAAAGAAGATAGAAATGCAATTATAAATAAATCATATACAACAAATCAAACTTTTGTATTAACTGTATCAGATGAAAAAGTAACAAAACAAGCAGAAGTTAAAATAAATTTTGTTTATCCATATTATTTTGGTTCTTATCAAGATAATGCAATAACATCTGAAATAATAACAATGAATGGTAGTAAAATAGTGGATGTAAAAAATAATCAAACTGTTAGATTATCTTATTCAGATGCAAAAGTATTTTTTGCTTATCCTATTGAATACGGATATTTAGAAGATATAAAAGATGGAAATGGATTATCATATTTCTATGATTTCACAACAGAAACATTAGATATAGACGGAGAATCATATATAGTGTATAAATTAGAAGACAATACAACTGTACCATTAATATCATTCTCTTTTATTTTTGGAAAGGAGGAATAAATAGATGATAATTGGTAGTAATTTTAGATTAAATAGTAGAAGATTTTTAGATGCTAGACAACAATGTGAAAGTTTAGAAAAGTTAAATGCTAATGAAGAAAATATATTATATCCATATGGGTTTGAAGTATTTTGTGTAGAAGAAGGAAAATGGTATCAAAATGTTTCAGAAGATAATACACCAATTTGGGAACAAAGAAAAGGTGGAGTTGGTGGAAGTAACGGAGAAATAAATATAGATGATATAATAGAAGACGGAGAAGTTTTAAGTGATAAAACTTGGTCATCTGAATATATAAATGGATTTAAAATAAATTTAGAACAATCAATTATAGACACAGAAGATTATGTAGCAGAAATAGAAGATAGAGTTATATATATAGAAGGACAATTACAATGGTTTGAAACATTTGATGGTAGTTACAATAGTTTAACTGATAAACCAATTATACCTTCTAAAATATCTGATTTAGAAAATGATAGTAACTTTGTCACAACTGATGATGTATCAGAAGTTATAGATGCTTTACATACTCACGAAAACCTTGAAATATTAAACGGTATTACAGAAGAAAAAATATCTTTATGGGATAATATGGTAGGTAGTGCATTTAACGGAGATTATAATTTCTTAGAAAATAAACCAATAGAATATATTGGTGATGATAGTGAAATTAAACTAAATTTAAATAATATTACAAGTGGAAATTATATAATAACTAATACAATAGATGATATACAATTAATTAATGAATTAGTAATTATTGATAAAAAAGAAAATGAATTATTGATAGTTATACCTAAATTATTAATAAAAATTATGTATACATTAAATAACGGAGAATGGGTAAAACAAGAAAAAATAAATTATCAAGTTGACAAAGATAATGCTAATATATCAAATTCTTTAAATATCGGAACAAATAATATAGTTGGAGAAAATAACCAAATAGTTCAAGGTAAATATAATGTAGAAGATACGGAAGGAAAATATATTAATATAGTAGGTAACGGAGAAGATGAAGAAAATAGAAAAAATATTCATACATTAGATTGGGAAGGAAATGCTTGGTATAACGGAAAAGTTTCGCAAGAAGGTGTTCCAACAGAAGATAAAGATTTAGTAACAAAAGGGTATGTGGACGGTAAATTTGCTACAAGTGAACGTGTTGAAAAATATATAGAAGATAATGATAAAGAAAATGCTCGTAGAGATGTAATAATAGATGCATTAGCCAACGGTAGAAGAAGAACTATTGATTATGTGGACGGAGAAGCAGATTTATTCTATGCAACTGAAAAAGATGATATATTTATAGATAAAATAGAAGGGGAAACATTAGTAAATGTGTGTGACCAAGAAGAACCAATAGCTATAACTAAATCATATACAGTAGAAAATACTAATCATGTAGCTTTACAAGGGGAATATGACGGAAAATGTAGACCAGTTGTATACGGAAATACATTGGTTAATAGAAATGTAGAACACGATAAATCAATGGTAATCGGTAATGCTATAAATGAAAGTGGAACGGAAGTTAATATAAATGGTACTGCTAATAGTGAAGTAGAAGTATCATTAGATGGACATACTGCTTTAAATTTAGGTACTAAAAAAGGTGGAGAATTATGTAAATCTTTTGAAAGTGCTAGTGGTAATGAAATAAAATTAACAACGGATAGAAATAGTAAAACAGATGTAGTATGTCAAGGAGATACATTGGTGAATTTATGCACATTTGGTTCATTAACTGCTATTGCAGACGGCACTCTACGAGGAGGTTCTATTGGATTATCCCAATCTTTAAAAATCGAAACTCAATATACAGTCGTATTGGAGTTTTCTACTGACACAAATCTTACAAATGGAGTTATACAATTCTATAATGATAATGGTAATGGTTTGTCTACCGGTTTAAATGGGGATTTTACTCAATATGCAGGTAAAAGAGTAGTTCATGTATTTAGAACCAATTCTAATGAACTGCCAGGAGTTAAAATTGGTATGTTTTCATTTGCGGATTCTGTTGTTGGTACTACTGCAACTATTTCAAATATTATGGTATTTGAAGGAGATTTAACTCAAACTCCAGAACTTATACCTACTAAATATGTAAAAGGTATACAATCTACATTTGAAGATAAATATATACCTTATAGTATATACAATGGAGATAATTTAACATCTATAACTGAAACTCAATATCAATTACCATTAACTATTAAAACAAATACTGAATATACTGTTGTTACAACAATAAATACTACTAAGTATCAATATGCAATATATTCACAAGATAGTTTAAGTGAATATTTAGCATATGAAAATACACTTAGTACTGCAACATTTAGTAGTGATAAAGCTAATATATCATTCAAAGTTAGAATGAACCCTTCATATGAAGGTGATGATTATAATTTTGTATTAGATGAAGTTAAAGATAAATTCTTAATAGTAGAAGGGAATTGGCAAGGTAGAGAAAATTTATTAACAAGTGAATATTTTGGTAAATATAAAGTAGATATGAGTAGTGTAGGAAAGAATTTATTTGATAAAAATATCCTTTATAAGGGTGCTTGGTATCAGAATTTTTTTGATAATTTAGGAAAAGGTGTTGCAACAAAAAAAGCCATTTCGGTTAAACCAAATACAGAATATACAATAACTTTTGATGATAATAATTATAATTTTTCTTCTATTGGTTATTATATTTATTATCGTGATAATAAGTTAAATTATATAGGAGAAAAAAACTTAACAATAAAAATAGGTACCTTCACAACACCTTATAATTGTGAATATTTAGATTTAACAACACATGGAAACATAGAATATTCTATATCAGATAATACAATTATTCAAATAGAAGAAGGTACAGTAGCAACAGAATATGAACCATATTGTGGTACTACTAAAACTGTATATCTTAACTCTCCATTATATGAAGGAGATGAATTATTAACAAAAGATGGTAAAATATATCATTACCATAAAATGGGAAGTGTAGTATTAAATGGTAGTGAGAGTTGGGAAGTAAATGGAATACAACCCACTAATACTAATCTAATATGTTTTTTTAAAAAAGACGAAGATTATATACAAAGAGAATTAAAAAGTAACAATTTTGTATATAATAATGCAAACATACAAAATTATATAAACGAAGGAATTAAAATACTTTCAGGATTAAAAATGAGTATAATAATAAATAAATCAAAACTTTCAACAACAGACTTAAACGGTTTTAAACAATGGTTATCTGAAAATCCTACAACGGTAGTATATGAACTAGCTAATCCATATTATGAAGAAATATCAACAACAGAAGATATGATATTTGATATTGCTACTTCATCTACTTTATCATATGAATCGGCAGTACCAATGGGTACAACATCATTCTTACCATATACTAATGAATTACCATTACTTGAAACTAGTACACAATATAGAGTATCATTTGATTGTGATGTAGTAGGATTACCATTAGTTATATCATTAGGAGGAACTACTACAACTATAACAAGTGAATTACATAATACATTATCAATTATAACACCTTCTATTGAAACAAATGGTAAATTAACAATAGATGGAAGTGGTATAGCTAATATAGATAATGTAGTAGTAACTAAAGGTGAAATGGTATATGAATATTTTGAAGGATTAGAGAGTAGTTTTGAAGGAAAAATAAATTTTAATAAAAATAATTATGAAATAGATAATCAATATTATGAAATTGATGGAAGTTTAACAACGGCAATATATGATTTTTTTAAATATATTATCAAAGTAACACCTAACACTACTTATTCTTTAAAATCAGATAATGTTGATTATATAAGATGTATAGAATTAGATAAAAATAAAAATTGGATATGTAGAGCATTTCCAGCAATAAAAGAAAACGCAGATATAACTTTTACAACGTCACCAACAACCCATTATTTAGATATTAGAAATAATAATATATGTAATATAATAATACAACAACAAGAAATTAAAGTTAAATTAACTCTAACAACTAATGACAATAATCTAATATTTGGTAAAGGAGGGAGATTATAGATGGCAATAATAGCTAAATATAAATTTAATAGTACATTATATGCAGATTTAATACCAGGATTTAATGCAGAATTTACTAATTATGTTGTAACAGATGAAGCAACTGAAACAGATAGTGAAGGTAATGTGATTAAAACTAGAGTAATAGAACACGATACATTGTTACCTACAATGATAAGATTTGGAGTTGCTACTAGTGATGCACCTACTAATAGAGAATTATCTTTATTGGAAATATTAGAATTAAATACAACAGAATTAACAAATTGTAGTAGGATGTTTATAGCTTGTCAAAATGTTACTAGTATTAATACAGAAGGTTGGACATTAAATAAAGTAACTAATATGCATACTATGTTTTATAAATGTAATTCATTAACTACATTAGATGTAAGTAATTGGGATACTAGTAATGTAACTAGTATGGAATATATGTTCTGTTATTGTAATAATTTAACTACATTAGATGTAAGTAATTTTGATACTAAGAATGTAACTGATATGAGTTATATGTTCTATAACTGTAATAAATTAACTCAATTAGATATAAGTAATTGGGATACTAGTAATGTAACCAGTATGTATTATATGTTCTATTATTGTAATAATTTAACTTCATTAGATGTAAGTAATTGGGATACTATTAATGTAACTAATATGAATAGTATGTTCAATTCAACATCTAAACTACAATATATCAGATGTAATAATACATCAACAATAAACACTTTAGCATCATTATTACCTTCAAGAACATCATCTACACAAGGTAAAATAATTACTACATCATCAACTAATATAGATACTACTACATTATCTTCACTTAATTGGAGTGTTGATACATCAAGTGGTACTAAAATAGCAGAATATGTATATGATAAAAGTATATGTAATTATTTAATACCAGAATTTAATGAAGGATATGGTGGATATTTTGTTAGTGATAAAATTGAAGATGAAAGTAAACCTAATATAGTTACTAGAGAAATAGTAGGATATGGTGGATTGCCTACATTAATGAGATTAGGTACTAATATTACATTAGATTCAGAATATGTTGTAGGTAATGAAAAGGCTTTAATAAGTGTTGATTATTTGAATACTGATAATTTAACTAGCATGAATAAAATGTTCAAACAATGTTCAAATCTTATAAGTGTAAATACTGAAGGTTGGAATACTAGTAATGTAACTGATATGTATAGTGCTTTTATGTACTGTAATTCATTAACTTCATTAGATGTAAGTAATTGGGATACTAGTAAAGTAATTTATATGATTTATATGTTCTGTTATTGTACTAATTTAACTTCATTAGATTTAAGTAATTTTAATACTAGTAATGTAACTAGTATGAGTAGTATGTTCCGTTATTGCACTAATTTAACTTCATTAGATGTAAGTAATTGGGATACTAGTAATGTAACTAGTATGAGTAGTATGTTTCAAAATTGTTATAAATTAACTCAATTAGATGTAAGTAATTTTGATACTGATAATGTAACTAATATGGATAATATGTTTACTAATACTTTACTTCTTAAAGACATAGGTATGTTATATTGTTCTCAATCTACTATAAATACTCTATCATCTAATATAACTACTCCTTCAACAAATGTATGGGTAGAAGGTGGTATGATAGATGATTTAACTTCATATGACAATGTAACATATAAAGCATATTATTGGGAAAAAGAGGTATTATTAAATAGTCCATTATTAGAAGGAGATAAGATAGTTAAGAAAGACGGTAAATTATATCATTATCATAAGATGGGTAAAGTAGTACTAGATGGTAGTGAAAATTGGGTAAGAAGTTCAGATGTTGATACAGATGATACAAAAAGATACTCTTTTATTATTAATAACATTAAGAGAAGTGGCTTTATTATATGTGATAACATTGGAACTTCTCCAAATTATACTGAAATATTTCCTCATAATGTTGTTAGTCGTATAGATATTAAGCATTATTATTTAATAGATTCAAGATGGTCAGATGTATCTAGTTTAAAACAATGGTTACAAGAAAATCCAACAACAGTAGTCTACGAACTAGAAAATCCATATTATGAATTAATATCAGATACATCAGAAGATTTATCATTATCACTACTATCAGAAGATAATATAATATCTAACAACAGTTTAATACCTACTAATATGAATATTAA